TGAGATAGAGATGTGTTTTATTGCCGATACTCCGGCAGGTACTGTAAAACTAGAACTTACAGTTGATCCAGCGATTTGGTTAAGTGATATGAAGGACGTTGAACCAGTCAATGTTCCTGCGGGTGCACTTCTACTTATTACGATAGCCATATTTGTTTTTCCTTATACCCTAAAGTATAACTTAGAACCTCCAAGTTTAAGATTAGGGAATTGTCTTCTTGCAAATGCTCCAGCCATTGCAACTACTGATGCTCCAACTAAAGTTTTACGACCAGTATCACTACCAATCATATCAACTGCATTGCCAGATAATGTCATAAGTGCTTTACCTAGTTCACCATCTGTTATATCTTTTAGAACTCCGTCAGTTACTGATGTAGTTCCAAACTTGCCTGATACAGTTTTTCCAGCATTTAGGTATGAAGCTATTGCTAAACCAGATGCCATACCTGTAACACTTGGGTGAGGGATTGTTCGTCTTGCCATTTTTCTACTTCCGTTGGAGGTCTTACGAGCTGGAGATCTAGATTTCCGAGTCTTTGAGCGAGACCTTGCAGCTAAGAATTTAGATTTGGAGATAAGTTTATTATCCTTAAAATACATCATTCGACCGTTCTTTGCTCTCTTTGCTCGTAATACCATTGAGATTGTATAGCTAAATCCATTATATAACCTTTTTCAATATCCAAACACTTATTATCAACCATCCATATTCAAGTGTAATGAGCGATGACTTATTAGCAGGATACCAAAAGGTATCAAGTTTTGCATTATGGGATGGCGAGCACGCTATCTTACGCTTCGTCGGAGGTGTAGACGACAACTTCACCAAGTCCGACTCGAAAGGGAATGAACATAAGTACCTAGGAATTAAGGTACATTTGAAGAAGCATTCCAATGAGAACTATCAACATCAAGAAGGTACAGATACGATTCTTCGATGTGGTTTAGATAGTACTTTGGCCAAGTGGCTGGCAGACGGGGGTTTAAAAGCAAAAGAATTTGACATCATTTACAGAGTCGATATGAAAAAGTCCCAAGGATATGGTTTAAGAATTGAGGGAAGGGAGAAATGACAGAGAAAGAGTACCAGCAACAATTGGCTAAGATCGTTATGCTTTTTTCCGGAGACATAGTAGATATTGTCAGGTCACGTATGGAGACTATTGTTAGAGATGAACAGGACCTGTAATTGTATGCGAGGATCTGCAAGCCGGTACGTCGTACGGTGTTTCAGATGCAATCGCCGTAATGCTGGAGAGTGGGATTAGGTAGGTGTGAGTATGGAGAATGTACCTACAGTGTCCTATCTTTGCGTAAAACTGCGTTATTTGCGTAATCCTATGCCTTTTGATACTGTAGATCCTGCCACTTTCTCCGCACCGGCTGCGTTTTGCAGCATTGGCAGAAATTTGGAGGCAGCCGCTTGGACATACCACGGCTGCCCACTTAGATCCTTGGCCATTTCTGATAACATGTTTAATTGTGATCCTTCCTCTGTTTTTCCTAATTGCTTAGCAGCATTACCCATTGCACCGGACCAAAACTTTTGAGCTGCTTCTTTTGCTCTAGGCAACATAAATTCTTCAAAGTCTACTAATGTTGTCTTTCTTATTTCTTTTATTATTACTTCTAAAGATTGTACTAGTGTTTCATCTGATTCATTACTTAGTAACCAATCCTCAATCCTCTCTTGTGTCTTTAGCGGTATCCAAAACGTATAGATCACCAAGTAAAGCAAAAAGCTCAAGACCCAAATAACTGCGAATGTCTCGTCGTTCATTAGTCAAGGTACCTCTTAATTAATTCTCCAACATATTTCTGAGTGTATCCTTTTCTTACCATACATCCACTAATGTAGATTCCCTCTGTCACTCTATTTTGTAAATAGCTTGGAGTATCTCGCTTGTAACCGTTTCGACAATCTTGGAAATCGCCAACTGCCTTAGCTTCGTTAATACCCTCTGGCAAAATATCTTCTTTACTTGGCAAGTCTTTAGTTATCTCATCTATCTTTTCTTTTACTGTATCAGGTATTTCGATTATTGCATCTACCAAGTCTCTAGCTATCTTCAATGTATCCTCTGTACTATCATACAAAGAAGCTAAGACAACTCCTTTTGGTAAATTAAGATCTACTGCTGGTACTATCTCAGCTATTGCTATCAATCTACCTAAAGCCTGAGCTCTAGAATCAATGTTAACAAATCCATACCATAAAGCTCCTTGTACAAACGGACCTATTACAGGCATCGAGAGTTCAGCAACTTTTGACCAGTCTATATCAATAGGTTTCTTGCGGGTCATACGACCCTCAAATAAGCAAATTGAATATTACTACTACTACCTGCATTATTAGTAAGCTTAAATTGTAATAACTTTTGATTTCTTAATATATTTTTAAATACAAATATATTCCATACGTCAACTGTTAAATTTTCTGCTGCGTCACTAAGTATTATAGCAATATTACCAGTTGATTCAGGGTCATTACCTTTCAATAATGCAGCAGCGTTAACAGGTTGTAAATTAGCAAAGTAATTTGTATCTGGTCCCATAACTGCTTCTATTTTTACGTTACCACCATCACTAGGTTTAATTGCTATAAACAGATCATTATAACCTGTCATATCAATAAAATCTGGTTGAGCTTGTGGAACTAATACAGCAGCTCCATTAGGTACACCGTCATGAGTTGCATCTATTAGGAAGTCTGTATCACTTTCTAGGACACCTGTCCATTCTCCAGTCTTAGCATTAATTGTACCAACTGTTAAAGCTGGTACAACTTGCTGTTTAACATCTATATTGGAATCAACTGGATCTGTTTTAATTCCTTGGGCTGTCTCTGCACTCCATGGTGCGAAGTCTTTAGCCATTATTCAAAAGTCAAAGTAACTGCGACATCAACTGCTGCTGTACTTCCGACTTGTGCGTATGCTATTTCACAACTGTTTCCAGATTGTACACTTAGGTTAGTGTCTTGCTGAATAAAGTTTTGATTAGAACCTGTAGAGGTTCCCATTACACATTGTCCACCGGCGGTGAATACTGCTGAACCATCTCTCATTGCATTTCCAGAGATAGATACTAATCCAGCGAATTCCTCACCTGCTCCATCTGCACATTGTGAGATAGAGATGTGTTTTATTGCCGATACTCCGGCAGGTACTGTAAAACTAGAACTTACAGTTGATCCAGCGATTTGGTTAAGTGATATGAAGGACGTTGAACCAGTCAATGTTCCTGCGGGTGCACTTCTACTTATTACGAT